CATATCAAGCTGAATTGCTGATCCGTCAGACAAAAAAATCGCGCAGTAATAGCTGGTGCCAAGCGTGTAGAACGAAAAATAGACAATCGTTAGCCCAGTAGGAGCCGTGTAAACGGAAGATCCTTTGTCCCACAAAGTTCGCAAGCTGCCATTGCCGTTGCGGACAAAATTTTCGATCCAGACAAACTCTTGGTCCTCGATCGCGTGCGGAGCGTCTTGAAGGTTTACGCCTTTGAATGGAAAAGGGCTGTAGGTCTTAAACCCCGGAGGAAGGCCAAGAGCCTGACCCGCTTTGCTTGATAGTTCAGGATTGGACACTGTTTTGTTCCCTTACAGCAGCAAATGTCGCCATCAAAGAACCGATTTCTTGGCCGGTTGACTCGTTTACGCGACCACCCTGATTGGCTGAACCGAGTTCGATCAACGTGTCGAGAAGTAAGGCCAGTGTGGCGGTTCTAACTGTGGTGTTTTCTTGTCTGCGGTCAAGCCCGCTCAATACAACGCGTGCAAGAGCGATGTTAGACGCAACGTGGTCGTGAATACCAGCCATCGTACCATCCTATTACGGTCCGGACCTATAATAGCCGGGGGTTTTGCCGCGATCAACCGCGACACGCGCAATACCAAGACTATCGGCAAACCGATCTTCCATGACTTGTGCTTGTGCGTAGCGCCCTGTCGTTTCAAACGCGATAGCCGCAGCACCGTATTTCAAAGCTTCTTGAAACGCGCCGGGAATGGCGTCGTAATCATTGTCGCTATACAAGTCGATAGGTGCAGCGGACACATCGAGATCAATTTCGCAATATTGCGATGGGACAGGAAACATCCAAATTTCCCCGGTTGGTCCGTCATTGTAAACAGACCATACTGCTGGATAGGACATATTCAAAACAGAATAAGCGCGACAATAGGCTTGGAAATCATCCCAAGGAAGCCAATCAAGAGCGGGTTTTGTTGTGCCGCCCCAGTTTACCGAGCAAGTGATTGTATCATAGATGTAAGCCGTACCGGCGTATTGGGCTTTAAGAAAATTGTTGAAGAACCCTTGATATGGGTATCGTTCAACACCGGGTATCGTCATGCACGAATTGGTTACTGCGCCATAAGCGGACGGAAATGGGCCGTTTGGTGTGTAATTGATTGGGTAGTTCGCATTGTATTGCAAAACATTATAATCATTGTTGTAGTCAGTGTTAAAATCACCATTGTTGCCGGGTTGGCCGTTCATTGTATTGGAGCCGGGAAACGGATTTGGCAACGCGCCGGGCTGTGCCGCTGATGGAATAGCACTACCCGCAACAGCGGACGCACCAAACGCCGATTGACCAGAGATCAACCGGCGGATGCAACCTGTACGTTTTGCTGCGGTACGGCGGCTATCGTTTACCCAACGGGTTAACTGCGCTGGTGATATAAACGTGTAATTCTGATCGTTCAGTAGCGCCGACGTATCGTTAAGAAGCTGACTGAGTGACATGCAAACCGTCCAAATAAGTTAAAGCCCGTGCCCGCGTCACCGCAAGCACGGGCTTTTATTTAATCAGCTACTAGCTATTAGACTTGCGTCAAGTAGGTCGTATCGGTCTGACCACCCATCGTGAAAGTCACAACTGGTGCGGTCGTTACGACCGAAGCGGTTGCGATGACAAGAGGGGTTGGCGACGAAGTGTAAACACCGCCATCAATGATAACCTGACCCGTAGCAGTGATACCGCCGCTGGAGATAGGAGCCTTGATGTTAGCTGGGCGAGTACGAACCAAACCAGACTGGGTGTATGGGTTGGTGTAAGCCGATGCGGTCGTTGGGAACGCATCTTCTGCCGAGATTTGAGCAACCGAACCTGCAAGACCAGCACCTGCTGTACCAGCTGCATAAGCCGTGATCGACCAACACATGATACCCGTTGCTGCTGCTGACGCGCCGCCGCCGCCCGCAAAGGACAACGTTGGAAGCGAGGTCTGACCGCCCTGACCGTGATCGAGGCAGAGAAGGCCCGTAACCGTGCCAGCACCCGTAAGCGTTGCGGTTGCTGCTGCGTTGTAACCTTGTGTCACACCGTTCACGCCTTCGCGTGGATCGTTGACAAACACAACAGTCGGAGCCGAAGCATAACCAGCGCCTTGGTTGGTGACAGTAACCGTCGAAACTGCGCTGCCCGAAAGCGTAGCGTAACCGGTTGCCTGAATACCGCCCGCAGGGGGAGCGGAGAACTGTACGCTTGGTGGGTAGGTGTAGTTTGTACCACCATTCGTAACAGTAACGGTCGTGCCAACTGCACCGCCAACAACTGCGCGCCAGATTGAGTTACCTGCCGAAGCCGTAACCGCTGGAGCAGAGGTGTAGCCCGAACCAGCGTTGGTGATCAATGCACCAACGAGCGCGCCGGTCTGGTTGGCGAGACGGTAGTTAACACCGTCCGAATAAATGTACGTGACGCCACCTTCGTGATCGCCATTACCAATATTGCGCCAAATACCTGTAATCGGGTCGTACTGCTGAACAACGGTGTAAAGACCCGTGCTCACCATATACCAACCGGCAGGGGTGATTGTCTGAACTTGTCCAGACTGTAAAGTAACTACGTTGGTCGTAACGCCTTTAAGCGAAGGGGTTAAACCAGAACCAGAAAACAGACCCATCGGTCACTCCTTTAGATTACTGCGGGCGAAGTGCCCGGAACGTTAGGCCATGCGGCGCCGGTGATACCCTGAATTTGAGCACCAGAGGAAGGCTTCGCGCAGACGAGATCGGCTGCCGAGATCAACACACCGATGTCCGAAATCTGACCAACTGGAATCTGGCTTTCGAAACCAGAGAACGTCATTGGAGCATATTCCGACATATAGAGGCCGGTGTAGCGCGAATTAACCGCGATGCAGGTGCCGAGCGGGCAGAATGGATCGGGAAAAATCGGGGTGTCGAGGACGCGGATAGCGCGGAAGCCCGCATTGACCGCATCGTCTTTCTCGTAGATCGACCGAGGCTTCGTCGTGAACATTTCAAGCGACATGAAGTCGGACATGAGTTCTGCCCAGTTGGCAGGATTCATAACCGCGTAATCAGGTGCTTCGCCGCCCGCACCCGACTGAATACGGGTGAGAAGCTGGGCCATGCCGACGCGAGTGGTAGCTGCTGCGCCAGTGTTCGTAATCAACTGACCCGACCAGAACGAGCCGGGGGTACGCGAGATGCCGCCGTAGGACGGAACGTTGGTGCCGTCATCGTAGGCTTGCGTCAGCGAGTCCCAAACTTGGGTGTTGGCGTAGTTGTTGGAATAAAGAGCCTGAGCGTAGGCTTGCTTGATAACAACCGCTGCGTCCGACATCACTGCGCGAAGCTTAGGAATAACAACTTCGGACGACTGGATGATGGCTTCCATTCCGAAGAACCCAACTGGAACCATACCAAGCTTGAGCGAGAACTGTGCGTTCTGGATCGCTGCCTGATCGGTTGGCATTGGGAAGTCACCTGCGAACGAACCCCAGTTAAAGGATACGAACGAAGAACCTTGCACCGGAATGGTGATCTGGCTAACACCGCCTCGTGCAGCCTTGGCGTTCGACATGAACAGGCTGAGAAGAGGATGCGACTGATAAATCTGCACATAGACAGAAGGCAAGAAAGCGCGCCGCGTGAGTGCGGCAAGCTGTGCGCCAAGCGCGCCTGAAGGGGTAATACCGCTTCCGGTCAGCGTGGCTACTGGTGAACTAGGTAGAGCCATTGGTTACGTCCTTTAATTACGCCGCGCGACCGAGCGTTTCCCGTACATATCTGTCAGGATCGGCTACAAATTCGGTAAGCTGTGAGTCCATGTAACCCATAGGGTCACGATGAAGTTCAACTAGTGCATCGTTGCGGTTCTTGGAGCCGAAGAGATCAAGATCTTGCGGTGCCCAAGTTGGACCTGCAACCTTTGCTGGCGGAGCCTTGCTGGCGACATACGCGGCAGCGGCTTCTGCGTCCGAATAGTTACCCGTCGTTTTCATACGGTCGATCATCTGATTGAAGCCTTCTTCAGTCAGATTGTAATCGCGGCGGGCTTTTTCTAATTGATCTTCAAGTTTGATCTTAACGCGCTCATCTTCTGCGGCGCGTTTTTCTTCAAGGCGCTCTTCGAGAAGCTTCTCGTATTTATCTTCAAGCGTCTTGAGTTTGTTCAGGTGTGGCTCAATGATTGGCGACATCATGTCGTCAGTCGTGCGCACGTCGTTCCATTTGGCCTTAGCAGCCTGTTGGATTTTTTTGCCAACTTCGCCGTCATTCCAGAGCGCGTCGATCAACTCTTTAGAGCGATGAAGGGCAATCTGTTCTGGGGTCATGGTCATGGCTTATTTCCGACCTTCTGGAGCAGTCGAACCGTTCTTGCCAGCGCCACGCGAAGCGTCGTCGCCAACGTGTTCAAGGCTGCGAATGTGGTTGGTGCCGTCCATAGGCATACCCGACTTGCGTGCGCCAATACCCATCGTTGGGAACTCAACATACTGCATCACGCTGCGATCTTCTTTAACGTCGTTAACGTATGGGGTAGGAACTTTTCCCTGAGCCATAACTTACTCCTATGCGCCCATTGGCGGCGTTGGTGGTGGCGGAGCACCTGCTCCGGGTGCGCCGGTTGGTGGGGCACCGCCCGGCATCATAGCAGACATATTGGGCTGTGTCTTGGCAGCCCGTGCCATTTCCATCAATTGTTGAATGGCGCCCATCTGGTCGCCACCCGACCCGCCCTCTTTTTCAAGATGCTTGCCGATGTCGGCAACAGCTTTAAGAACGGCTTGATGAAGTGCTGAACCCATTGGCAACTGGGGGAGCGCTTTTTGAAGCGACTCAAGACCCACTTTAAGAGATGCCATTCCTTGTTGACCGGAACCTGCCATTGGACCAGCCATAGTAGCTGGGCCCGCGCCGCCCATCGGGGGCATCGCGCCGGGAAGTCCGGGAGCGCCGGGAGCACCGGGCATTGGCATTGGCGGTAGAGCCATAATTTACACTCTCTAAACCAGAAACAGGTTATTTACGAGTTGAACGTTTCTTAGAACGACATGCAGCCATTGTGGCCTCCTACAAAAAGTGAAAGACGGAAGCCTTTCGGCCCCCGTCTGTCGAAGCTGCAATTACTTGCGGCCCTTGCGGTGCATCTTACGGCCACGCTTTTCAGCAGTCTCAGAAATATCAAACATAGTTAAACTCCTATTGCTGGGGACGTTGAGAGAGCTTACCATCTCAACAAGGCAAAGATTACGTTGGATATAAAAGTCTTGTCAATATATAATTGAGAAAAGTTGTGGTTTATCAAAACGATAGGATGGGATGACATGCACATACCCTCACGCGATCTCGAATCATTCGCCCGAAATTTGGCGAATATTTGCATGTCGTCCCGACAGGCTAGGCAAAATCGCGGAGCGTTCTTTGAGGCTTACGCGACATCGGGATCGGCTGACGCCGCTGCCCCTGCGATGTTCAACAAGACCTACGCTTCGCTTGACGATCTGGAATCCTTGCTCTTCTCGCCAGTGTCCCTGCGCTTCGCCATTACCGATCCGGACATCCCGAATATCGTCAATGAGGCGAAAGGTCGGGTGGCCGCATCGCGAATCAGAAAAATTTGCCGTCAGACAGACTCCGACAACATGATCTCCCAAGCGGTCGGCATCGCCCTTCGCAAAGGCATGGGCATCTTGAAGTCCACGATTGCCAACAAAGAATTTAGTACCCAATTGGTGCAGCCGGAAAACTTCGGTGTCCTCCATGAAAACTACGTTCGTCTTGATCCGGATATGGAAGCGTTCACGCACCGGATGCTCATCACCCCTGCCCAGTTTCGCAATCTGGTCCGCGGTCGTCCGGACGAAGCCGATCTTAAGGAACGTGCAAAGACGCACATGAAGGGTATCTCTGGCGGCATGAAAGATGCCTCCGCTTCGGCCATGAACATCGTCACCGGCGGCCTCTACCCGTTCCAAGCAGCGGGCAGCGGTCTGCCGAACCAGAGCCGCGGTCTGGTTGACTGGATGTCCCAACCCAAGGCCGACATCGACCCTGCGGTTGAATCAGCAATGCTTGAACTGGATGAACTCTGGGTATGGGATGACAACCGTGGCGACTGGACGACGTTCCAGATCATCGGTGAGGACATTCTGATCGGCGGCAAGTATCAGCTTACAAGCGCCTTCTCTTACAACACCGCCGCCAAGCAAACCGAACCGACACTCAAAGGCAGCCACCCATTCAGCCTGTTTTGCGCCAATCCGGTGCCGGATTACTTCTGGGGCTCGTCGGAAGTTACTCGCCTTGTGCTTCTCCAAGAAGCCATCAATTCGCGCATCACGGGCATCAACAAGATGCTGCGCAAGCAAGAAGAACCAGCTACCAAGTTTGTCGGCTCGACGGGCGTGAACCAACAGGCACTCTCTCGCTTCAACAAGCCGGGTGGTTACTGGACTGACTCAAACCCGAACGCCAAGATCGAGCGTGACGTGGTTCAAATTCCTGAAGCCCTCTGGGCCTCGCTCCATGAATACGAGCGCATGTTCGACGAGATGATGGGCTTGCCGCCGATCGCCAAAGGTCAGGGCGAGCAGGGCGTTCGTTCCGCACAGCACGCCGAAACACTGGTGCGCATGTTCTCGCCACGCTTCAAAGACCGTGCGCTCCTGATCGAGCGTGACGTTGAGAAGTTCGGCGCTCTCATCCTTGACATGGCTCGCGCTCACATCGACCAACGCATGATCGCATGGGTTCCGCAGGACGCTGCCGGATTTGAGAACTCCGCCTCACCGGGCGAAGAAAAGGTACTTATCCCGCCAGCCAAGGGTCTTGTGCCTGTTACGTTCACTTTTGCTGATTTGCCGGATGACGTGTCGCTCACCGTTGACTCGCACTCCTCGTCGCCAGCGTTCTCGCAAGATGCGAAGGAACTCGCGTTCAGCTTGCAGCGCATCGGCGCAATGTCCCCATCCGAATTGGTCGATCATGTGGACGTTACCGATCCGGACGACCTCCGCGCCAATATCATGCGCCGCGAGATCGCCCACGCGGAGGCCGCTGCCAAGGAACAAGAAGCCAAGGCGCAAGCCCACAAAAAGAAGTAAGGGGCCGAAGCCCCTTATTT